TGCCATAACTCCATAGTTTGACACATCTGAAAAACTATCAGTTACGGGTTCACCTTCAACTGAGTTTACTCCGTTTCTCAATAATAATGTTTTCATTCTTTCTATCTTGTCGTTCATTCTGAACCATAATCCTAACAACGATAATTTAATATCCTCTGGTGTTTTTAGAATTGTTCCCACTGCTATATTTTGTGGACCATAGTCGTATTGTTTTCTACAAAACAATTCATATTGTTCTGATTGTATTTTTAGAAACTCACCTGTCATTTCAGGATAAGTTCTCTCCATATATTTTACGACATCTTGTGTGTCCACCATTTCCTGGTCTTCTTTGGTTAAGGTTGCTTTTGGTATTTCTCTTTCAAAGTCAAGAGCGGAATCTGGCAATCCTTTTGGTGTGTCTTTAATCATTACTTACTCCATATTTTTTTTAGTTGTTTTTCATCTACACCATACTTTGATATAATTGAATATACGACATCTTTACCCATAATGTCAAGCGTTTTTTCAATATTTTGTGAACTTTCTTGAAAGTAATCACATAATATATCCATAGCCCACTTTTCTATCTTGGATTTCTTTTTAGATTTAGTATATCGTAAATATGTATTTCCTCGTGGTAGTAGATTTGTATAGAATTGATAAACCGTCTTTGGTTTCAATTCCCAATATTGTTGTATTTCATTTACAACTTCTATCCAATCGGCTTTCATCGATAAAAACCTATGCACCATATAATTAGACCAGGTCTTTTTATCTGATTCAGATAGTTCGTCCCAATACAATTGGTTCTGAACATTTGTAACTTGTTTTATGTGGTCAAATAGTGTTTTTGTTTTCATAGTGAATAACCTTTTAGATATAAATAAATATCTTGTATGAATCTGAAAATGTAATTTATTTAATATTGACTTGTCATATTAGTTCGTTTTAAATTAATTTTGTGCTTTTTATAATCCATACTATCCTCGTATAACTCTCTAACTTTATCATTATACCTGTAATCATTTATATTCCCTGAAATTTTTAACTTTCCCTTTACAATAAAATCTTTGCTATCGGTTTTTTCATCAAATAACTTTTTGTCCTCTTTGTCTACCCTGACATCATATTCAATGTTTGCGTCAAACAAATCCCCATAAGATTCTAATTTAATTCTTACCTTTGAATATGAATTCTTACAATGATAAGTTATCAATTTATCATAAACCTCTATATCAATATTTGATTTATTTGATAAATTTACCATCGCCCAAATAAAAGATTTAATAGTTAATATCATTTCATTTTCAATTATCTTTTCTGGGTCTGTATATTTTTTTGTCTCCAAAAACTCAGTTTCAAATATAATATCATCTACATTAGTTTTTAAATCTATATCAACTTTATGAAGTGTTAGTGGATTATTCCAAACTCTTCTTCTATAATAAATTCCATACATATTAACTTGTGCTTCATATAAAAATGAACGAAGGTGTCTAACCATTAAAAAAGATTTATTATCATTACTAATCCAACAATTAACCATAGTCTTTTCTTTTGATACATCAAATTCATCTTTATAAACATCTAATGGTGTGTGGTCATAAATGTCAGTTGATTGTAATAATAATATTTCTCCAAACTCTCCAAAGTTTTTAGCGTTATCAAACAACCATTTTGAACCAATCAAGAAGTCCATATGATTTTCTTTCGGAAATCCTGGTAACCAATTACCTTGAAACTTTACCTTACTCTCGTAACAACTTCTCAAAAAATCACTAATGGTATCTGGCAATTGTCCCTTTTCCATTAAACCTAATATTTTTGGAACTCCACTTTCAAATCCGACATTCATATGATTCAATCCAGTCTTATTTGCCCTTGTCAATAATTCTGTTCCTAACTTTTTATGTGTTCTAAAGTGTCCACCCCATTCTACAGTTTTTGGTAGTTCACCTGATTCTATTTCACATTCTAGTTGGTCTATAAATTTACTAAATAGTTTCATAGAACCATTTATTAGTGAGTCTGTGAACCAAAATTTATGTATGCCAGTATCCTTAATCATTTCTTTCATTTGTTCGATAATCTTTTCTGGACTTTTGTATCTATACAATCTCGTTTCTGCACAAAAAGTACATTTAAAAGTACAACCCCTTGAACCCTGAATTGGTAAAACAAAGAAATCGTCGTACAAAGGTTTATCGTCTCCATAAGCTTCACCAACTAATGAACCTCTATTCTTTCCTGGTTTGTATTTTTCTTCCATATGTTCTTCAAAGAAAGATGTTGCTTCTGTCCCGTAAAACTCTGGACTCTCTGTTCTCATTTTTGATAATACGGAATAGTTATCAAGTATTTCCTTATCCCACTTTGGTGTTTTTGTATCATTTAGATTAAGTGGAATTGTTTTACCATTGAATACTGGGTTTCTTCCACTTCTACCGGCTTTCATAACCGTTGGAAAACTTGGTGTCATTTTATCCCACCTCCAAATACCTTTTACATTCTCATAGTGTCCGTCTCTTAAATAACAATCAACTAAATCTCCTATAACTTTTTCTCCGTCTGAACTATTACAAGCAACATCTACAAATTCTCTATGATAAATATCAGTAAAAACTTTCACATCATTTTGCATTCCACCTTGCTCAGTTAATCCACCAGTTTCAGAATACCAAGAGTATGGTCCACCATACCAAATTTGTACCTTTGGATTTTTTTGTTTTATGAATCTCGCTATGTAGTCGGTTGACATTATATTAGAAGTGTAATTAGTAAAAGTTACAATGTCATATGTTGATAATTCATCAATGTACTTTTGCCAAAAACCTTGTAGTCTTGGTAAAACAAACTCTCTAAAGTTATTATCAGAATTCCAAGGTTTATCATTTCCCCAGTCATACCAAAACTCATAATCAATATCCTTCATATAGACTGAACTATCGATGTTGATATCAAATTGTTTTATTTCTACATTTGGATTATTGATTTCTGATTTCAATACACCGAGTGCGTATGATGGTGATTCAATTGACCATTGTGGGCATATACATAGTGCTAACTTCATACAAAGCAATCTCCCAACATCCAAGTTATTAGTGAGTGTCTTGTTCCTTTAGTGATTGGTGTAACTCTATGTGATAAAAATGATGGAAAGATAGTTATACTACCTCTTGTTTTATTTGCTTTATGATTATTTTTACCTGTGTCATCTGTGATACCGAACTCTAAATCTCCACCCTCATAGTTCGTTTCATCTGACAACTGAACAATGGCAGTTAGTTTTCTTGTGGAAGTTTCTTTTGCTCCACAATCAGTATGCCATTTGTATTTACCACCAACACCATACTTTAATATCTTTACTGATTCTAATTCTTGTATATTGTATTTAAATATAGAGTGATTTGCTAATTCAAATACCATTTTTAATTTATTGCTTAGTTTTTCGTCATTGATTTTGACTTCTTGGTTATCACGAACCTCTTTATTCATAATGTTATCATCATATTTGCCAGCAAGTTCTGATATCGTTGGTTCATTTCTCTCAAGATATCGCATTAGTTTTACGCATTGACTCTCTGATAAGAAATCTTCTTTATGCACTACAAATTCAAATGTATCGTTTTGTATCATACGAATGTATCTCCTACTCCCCAAGCCACACAAGAATATCTATGTCCTTTTGTTACTGGTTTAACTCCGTGTCCTGCAAATGTTGGGTGTATAACTAATTTGCCCACCTTTGGTTCAATTACTTTTCCATCAAAAAAATGAAACTCTCCACCCTCATAATCATCATTTAAAAATACAATTAATGTTAGTTTATTTGCACTATACTTATCTAACCAATGAAAATCGGCGTGTGGATTGTAGTATTGACCTACATCATATCTGTGACATTGTACTCTATTATTATAAATACCTTTACAACCATAATGATAAGTGGTTAAGTCTGCTAATTGGATAGCTCCCCAGAATTTATTTAATATTTCTGGACTACTATTTCTCTTAATGTTTAAGATACAAGAATTCTTATCGTCTTTTGAAAGAGCATCTCTGTTTTCTGTTCCACGATAATATCCACTTTTCAGTTTTGCTTGTGAGTCAATCATATCCATAATTTCCTGACATTCATCTTTACTGAAAAAGTCTTCTCTTTCTAAAAACCACCTAAAATTAGGATTGATTTTTAAACTATCCATATCTATTTCTTTATACATTTTACTACCTGAAGTGGTCTCCGACAAATAATTCTTGAATTACATATCGTTTACCTTTCGTGACTGGTGTTACATTATGACATAGGAATGCCGGAAATAATGTTAATGAACCTTTTAATTTGTTCATCGAGTACCACTCTTTTGTATCTTTGTCTTGGATACCGAACTGAACATCTCCACCCTCATATTCACTTGGGTCTGTCAATTGAACAATTCCTACAATTTTTCTATTGGAACAACTACCTGCATTAAAGTCTGTGTGCCATCCGTAGAATCCACCATCTTGGTATTCTATTAGTTTTAATTCATCATCACAACCATCGACATCAAAATGAAAAACACTATCATTAACTATGTTTACCATTTGAAACATCTTGTCTTGTAACCATTTCCAATCTTTGTTGGTCTTATCTGGTCTAAATTCATTGTCAGGTTGGTCAAACAAATACCACTCATTAGTTTTTCTAATTTCTGGCAATATTGCTGTTCCCTTTTCATCTCCGACACAACCAATTACATCTTGTTCAGATTCCATTATGTCTTTCTTTAATTCATCACACCTTTCT